TTTATTGCCATTTGTATCTTCTAAATTAATTGTCAATTCCATTAATAACTATTGTGAAACTATAATTATTATTTAAACTAGTTTCTTCAGCTTGGTTGTCTAGATAATGCATAATTAAAATTTTTTTTCTATATTCTAAACTTTATTATTTTAAAAATAAGCCTAAATATATTTTATTAATTACCAGTTAAACATTGTAAAATAATAATTAATATATAGTAAACAAAGATGCCTTCATTTAAGCCAAAAAGTATAAAAAAAATAAGGGTAAGCAAAAAAAACTCTACAACATTAGATGGCAAACATAAAGAGTTTATAAATGAATTTTGTAAAGATGAAGAAGATAATATTCCTACAATCAAAAAAGAAAAGGCTAAATTAAAACAACAGTTATTAGATGAAGCAAATCAACTAACTATTGAACAACGTTTAGATATTGAAGACAGAATAATTGAAATTACAGAAAGTATTAAGAGATTAAAAGCAAAAAAAATAGACTATTTTTTAGATAATTCAAGGTATATTTTTGAATATTTTGAAAATAAAAAAAATATATCGTCAACTGAAACATCTTCTTCCTCTTCTACAATTGATACAAAAAGTAAGATACTAAATAATTTTTTTAAAATTAAGAGTGAAAATCTTAATCAAAACAAGGCAGAAAATGAAAATAAAAATAGAAATATTGTTCAAAGATATTTAAGCAATATTGATGAAACATTTTTTGATATTAATGCATTTGTGTGTTCTACTGACGTGTGTCAATATTGCTTTAAAGGCGAACTCATACCACTAGATGATGAAGGAGTCCTAATATGTAATGTATGTTCAAAAAATGTACCATATTTAATTGAGAATGAAAAACCTTCTTATAAAGAACCTCCAAAAGAGGTATGTTTCTATGCTTACAAGAAGATCAATCATTTTAAAGAGATTTTGGCACAATTTCAAGGCAAAGAGACAACACAAATACCTGCGGATGTTATTGAAAATATTAAATTGCAAATTAAAAAAGAAAGAATCCAACTTGAGCAATTAAATCACTATAAAACAAAGGAGATATTAAAAAAATTAGGATATAACAAATACTATGAACACATTGCATTTATTAAAAATAAGTTGGGTATTAAACCACCTGTTATGTCTCAAGAATTGGAAGAAACCTTGTGCAATTTATTTATGGAATTACAAGCACCTTATGCCAAGTTTTGTCCCGATTATCGCGTTAATTTTTTAAACTATTACTATGTTCTTTACAAACTATGCGAACTTTTGGATGAAAAACAATATTTGGTTGACATACCCATGTTAAAAGACCGCGAAAAATTGATTGAACAGGACGAAATTTGGAAAAAAATGTGTGAAAATCTGGATTGGGAATTTGTTGCGACTATCTAAAATTTATATCAATTATTTTTGTAAGATTGATATAAATGCAAATTTTTAATTAATTAATACAATACTTAAAGACCTCCGGGGAAGCCAACAAGATTAGCACCAATGCCAAAGCCAGCACCAGAACGAGCCGTCATGCCCATGCTGGGGACATATGTATCCAAGATGCTAAATGTGGCAGCAGCAGTCAATGCAATCAACATGATCTCCTCAAGATTCAAGGATTGCTTAGGAATAGCGTAAGCGGCGATGGCAACCATCAAACCCTCCACCAAATACTTGATGATTCTCTTAATCAACTCGGAAATGTCAAACAAGCTGTTCATTATATATTATGTAGTTAGAAAAAATAAACATTTCTTAAAAGACAAAATAAAAGACAAAAATAAAAAACAAAATAAAAATAAAAGAAAATAACTAAATATTTGTAAAATATAAATTGTTAAGTAAAATACTTAGAATGAAAATGCGAATGGATGTATAGATGAGTTTTTCTAAAGAAGTTCGCCCCATTGATGTATCATTTGAGAGAAAAGAGACTACACCCGGCCAACCAAATCCTAAATATGTTGATATTTTGGAGGTAGATAAGCCCATTGCAGGACAGAATTTTTGCTGCATTTCATTTGTTTCTCCCGAGAAGATTTTAAAGCAAAAGGAGATGTTCTTTTTCCAGGAATTTCTAAATAAGTGGGAGTTTTCAAAAGCCATGGAAAAGTTTGTTCAATTTTTGAATTTTGTTTCCTTCAAGTATAAGCTTACTTTTGAGGATATTACCAAGGACTTTAAAGATTTCTTGGAAGAAGAAAAGGCAAGTCTTACTGGAAGTTCATTGGAGGATGATTACAAGACTTTCTTGGATAAGAATGAGGATCGTCTAGAGAAGGAGTTTAATGTAAAGTTCAATTTCCAAACTTCTATTCGCGGTCTAAAGATTCGCGGCTCTTTCCCCACACAGGAGGAAGCTGAGCTTAGGTGCAAGATGCTGAGAGAGATGGATCCTTACCATGATATTTTGGTTGGACCAGTTGGAATGTGGATGCCTTGGGACCCAGAGGCTTATCGTACCGGTCGCGTTGAATATATGGAGGAGGAACTTAATCAGCTTATGCATGAGAAGACCAAGAATGAGTCTTTGGCCAAGAATGATTTTGATCAGCGCATCAAGGAGAGCAAGAAGAAGGCAATTGAAGAGAATATGAAGAATGCCGAGAAGAGCGGCAATGTGTTAACGCAAACGGTTGACAATGATGGAAACTTGGTGGGTATTAATAATGTAAACACTCAAGAGAATGTATTTAATTCACAAGAGACCATCTCCGCCGCAGACATTCGCAAGGAATTGTTTGAGGGAGAAAATATTGTTATGGGCAAGACTGACAATGGTCAAAGTGAGCTTATTAGTGGACCTTTTGCTACTAAAAAGAATGATTAAAATATGTAGTAGTTTACACCCTTGAAGATTATAAACCGCCAAAGGCGGTTCAGTCTTCAATGGCAACGTTACCTATAAATGAATTAAAACGCGCCTGTAGGGCGCGGATTTAAATCTTCATCGGTGTAAAGAAAAAATTTTGTATATAGTCTTTATACGTATATATAAAATTTGTAAGTGGCTAATAATCTCGGTAAAAGCAATCATCGTATTCTTCTCCTAAAAGAAGCCACTGGTCCATGCGTGTCAAAGAATCATTTTTTTTCTCCCCTGTAACAGGATCAATGTAATAATAATGCGACCCTCTAAAATTGTGAGCCGAACTACGATTCATCTTATTCAAATACAAGATAGTCGTATATGGATAATCTGAAAAGTAAGCAGACTCATGAATGCATGCATACGATGGAATTATATATTCATGTTTACCAGAAGGGTCCTCTGGACAGTTTAACAAAAGTTTCCCTCTGCTAAACATGCACATATAGTTATCATCTACATCTTCATCGCTGTCATTAACTACCCACGCGCAATTGTAGCCACATTTCCCGTCGGGAAAATACGTATATTTGTAACGCACTTCGTGTTCAAGGCCGTAGTCATGCGCAGTTTCTGGATATTTTACCATTTTTTTGGGAAAGTTAATATAGACAGCATCAATAAGTTGCGCTTTTATTTTTGTTTCATCTCTTTCGTACCTCCACTCCTGGGCGGAATTTGGCAAATAAAGCTTGATAACATTGGCGGGTCTTTTGTGCGGATTTGAATGCAAGTACAGGAATTTATCAAGCGCCCTTGTGGCGTACCACTTACACTTGTAAGTGTTTGTCTTCTTGTCAAGGACAAACTTGAACCGCAATCTTGTGCCCCTTGTTAGCCCTGACATGTAGCCAAGAATCTTATTAACAAGCTTAATAGGTAGATGGTGACCATTATTGACAATTGCGCTCATTGTTGAAATATATTGATTTTGGTTTAGATTGATTTAGTTTGAAACTTGTGCAAAGACTCTTCTTTGTATTTGTAGATATTTTATTAAAGCATCTCAATTTTTTTGCAAATTGAGATTCTTTTATATTTATATTAAACGCAATAATAGTAATTATTAATTATTTTTTTATTTTTTATAATAATACTCATTTTTGTAGAGGACATATTTTCAGCCTGAGCTGCCTTTGCAATAGTATCCCACGCTCCTATTACTTCTCCTGTTGAAACTGCTATTTTAGTTACTTTTTTTCCATTAGAAGACATATTTTTGTGTTTGTATTCATCACATTTTAATAATAATCCGTAATATCCTTCATTTGATCCATAATCCGTCCATACAACAGCTTTTAATGCATATTCACAAGAATTCAAGTATTCCTTCAGGTCTTTCATATCATTTTCATTGCACTCCTTATTTACACTCTTTTTCCAGCGTTGATATTCATTTAGCAAAGTTGAGTTCAATATTTTACCATTTGGAGAAAACGTGCACACTTGAAACAAAAACGTCTCCACATCACTATTTGCAAGTTTTTTTTTATATTCAATAGACTTAAGTTTTACACCAATATAACCATGGACAATTTGATTTTTGTTTTGGTTAGAAATTCTTGCTGGTTTGAATCGCGTGTCTAAATAATTTTTGAGTGCATGAAAAACTTCCTTTTTGGGTTTTGTTTTACACCAGATACGAAATTGTCCTTCCATATTTGTAGAAGATTCTTCTACATCTGGTCGCACAATGCACATGGTATTAATAAACTCAATAAACTTGGATGTAAATTCGTCTTCTGGCAAAATTGCATTGTGATACACTGAAATTGTCTCTTGTTTGGTAACATTAATAAGAGAAGTTTGTTTTTCAATAGTTTCTTTCATTTCATTTATCTCTACTTGTTGCTTTGTAATGATTTCCTTATTTTGTTCAACTATTTTGTTTAGTTCTCTCATTTTATCTTGCAGATCTTCGTTTTCTTTCATAATGCGATTGAAGTTGTCAATGCTATATGTCTTGGAATGAATAACATCTTTTATATATTGTGAAAGTTTTTCAATAGTAAAATTTGTACTATCATATGCAATAATTTCTGTCTTCTTTTTACCATTTACTTCAATGGTGCGAATATGTCGTTTAATTTTGGGATAAGTTTTAATGAGATTCTCAATTTCAACCTTGTTTTGAACTCTAAATGCAGCAACTAAAATAAAATTGTCGTATTGTTTGCGATGGTAGGAAATTCTTGTAGCAAGGTCATTAGTATGACCAAACTTGATAAGCTTTTCATTGGCTTCGTTTGTATTATTAATTTTTCCAAAATAGATGCATTCAGTGTTGAGTGGAAATTGTGATACAATGGCTTGTTCTACAGCTTTTTGTTTTTCTTTTTTAGATTGTATAATTGTATTTTCTTTTTCTAATATAATATTTTCTTTTTGTTCTAATTGAAGTCTAAGTTCATCTGTTTCTTCTTCAATTGTTTTATGCAAAACTTCTTCCATTTTCATGTAATAATCATGAATTTCTGCTGCTTTTTTTGTTTGAGCTTTTAAACAGAGTGACTTGAAACACTTGATTGTTAACATTATAATTTGTCTATTTTGACCACCATTAATTTTTTCATCTTTTAAAACCGCTCCCGCAAGTTCGGGAGCGGTTTTTTCTTCATTTGAACTTGCTTCTCCAACTTGAGAAGCAAGATTTTTGTAATCAATATCAATGTTAAAATGTTTCTCTAACATTCTTTTTGCATGATATTTTTGTTGAAACCCTAACCATTTCCATACATTATCCAAATCAACTACAAAATCAAGTGTTTTATCATAGTTCAGGTAACAATAAAAGCTACTTACAAACAATTGTTGTTCAAAACCAGTAAAATTTTCTTGAATTTTTGTCAATAACTTGTTATTGTATGCATTTGATAGTTTAGAAATGGGATTTTTCTCTATAAGTTCAATGATATCTAACTGTTGCATCTTTATATTCTATGTAGGAGGATTCTCTTTAAATAATTTAAAGTGCTTATTTATATTAAAATCGGCTTTATGAAAGCGGTTCTACCACTTGCTCTTTTTAACGCTAATTTTTGGCCCTTGGCCTCGTTTCTTAGTGTTATTTGGATCGTACTTTTCATCTTCTTCATCTGAGTTTATATCCTTGCTGAGTTCCCAGAACTCTTTTGACCCCAATTTAAAGTCATTATGTGAGTCAGCCTTGTACCAAAACACCTGATCCTGCAACTTGTTGGATTTCGCATTGTTGTTAATTACCAAGCACTCATAATTTTCCGTGCATTGATCCATTACTTGACAAAAAGACTCAAATGTTGGGAACATACCTGCATAATTCTCATAAATACGCTTTCTATTTGCAATATATGGTTCTCTCAAAATAAAAACATAATCTATATTGGTTCTCAGCGTGGGAGGAATACCAAGAGGATATTGCATTGTGATGATCAACATAATCTTCCAATGGCGTCCGTTCATAAAAAGGAGACGCATCATTTTATCCCTAGCCCACGTGTTATCATAAAGGCAGTCATCAAGAATAACAAATGCGCGCGGATCAATTGTGCTCCTTTTAAAAGTCTCCATTTCCTTTTTAACCTGTTTTAACACCTGTCGTTGCCTCTTGAGAATATTCTCCACAATTGCAGTATTATACTCATTGTGGATAAATAATTTGGGCACTAATTTTCCGTAAAATCCGTTACCTTCTTCTGTTCCTGCAACAACAGTTCCAATTGGAATATCTTGATGGTAATAAAGCAGATCTCTAACCAAGAAAGATTTACCAGTATCACGACGTCCAATGAGAACGACGACTGGACCCTTTGCCTCATTTGGTTTGAAACTAATGCTTTTCATGTCAAACTTTTTTAATTCCAATGTCATATTTCTCTACTTTATGCAGAAAAATAAATAAATACAATTACGCAAAATTAAATACAATAAACCTGTTTCCATTCTCTTATAATATTCAGCACAAGTGGTAAATTTAATATTATATTGTAAATCTTGTTATCATTGTAAATATTGCGCATTCTTTATTCCTCTAAATAATTCAAATGTTTATGCATTTTATTTAGAATAAGTTAAAATGCAATTTAATTAATATTCTATTTAGCTAATGATGATTAAGCTAGATTATCAAAAAAGAAAGAATCTGGAACTATTTAGTTCTTTTGAAAAAAATGAAGCTATCAACTTGTCAAATGCTCAAAACTACATTCCTATTTACAAAAAGTTTTTTTCCTTGAATGAAAGTAATTTTAACGCAATTAATCTTAATAACAAATGGTATATAAACGATTTGCATGCAAATATTGAAGATAATAAGAATCTATTTGACTGCAGTTTAAAAAGCATTGATTCTCTTCAAAACCCATCAAAGAAGAAGCCAGTATTTTTTAAAATGGCACCTCTTTTGGATCCATTTAAATTTATGGTTGGAAAATACAATGTAAATGATGAAAACCTATTTTCTCTCCCTTCCATTTCAAATGACCACAATGCTTCAGTAAATCCAAAAATTCTAGGAGAAAATAATTCTGCATATGTAGACGGTTTCTTTTCTTTCTTAACAAGCAAGCTTTTGCATGAACATGGGTTTGCGCATGGAGTTGACTACTATGGATCTTTTTTAGCTCATAAAAATAATTTTACTGTAGATGTATTAGATGATCTTGAATACCTTGTTAAATCGGAGTTTTTTAATAAATCAAAAAATATTCTATTTCAAATAGAAGAATATGACCATTTAATTGAAGATGATAAAGTTCATTTAAAACCTATTAAAATTCATGGAAATAATACTTGTCATTCTAATATTTCTGCCAAGTCTATAAACAATGACATATTTGAAAACATTTTTAGTATTGAGGACTTGAATAATAGTGAAAGAATTGATACTGAAAAAAAGGCACCGGATGTATCGGCATTAACCCTTGCAAATCTTAAAGAACACACATTGTCTTTAGAAGTAGTGGACATTTCTCTTCCCAGTGAAAATATGGAGGCGGAAGAAAAAGACAAGGATTCTCGCACTTCAAACGAAAATACCCACAAGTCTATAACAACTATTAAATCTAGTACGAGTTCTGGATCAACTTGCTCATCTAGAACATCTCACACAAATTCTAATGATGAAATTTCTTCAGGTAGTGAAGACGATGAAGATGAAGAAGGATGTGGTGCATGTGGTGCAGAGGATTATGATCTCAATATTGTTGATATAGAACGAGAAAATGGCAAAGAGGACAATGATGAGGAAACAGATGATGATGAAGATGAGGGTTCTTCCTCATGCGAAGAAGAAAATGTCTATGTTACCATTCCCAAATTTCCGGTTCAAGTAATTTGCATGGAATATTGTGAGAATACCATGGATAGCTTACTTATGGAAAATGAATTGTCGCAGGATGAATGGTTTTCCGCGCTCATCCAAATTGTAATGATGTTAATCACATATCAAAAGGCATTTTCATTTACACATAATGATCTTCATACAAATAATGTAATGTACAATACTACTGAAAAAAAGTACCTATATTATTGCTATAAGAAAAAATATTACAAGGTGCCAACCTTTGGAAGAATTTTCAAGATTATTGACTTTGGTAGAGGTGCGTATAAGTTCAACGGACAACTGTTTTTCAGCGACAGTTTTCACCCTAATGGAGATGCATCAACACAATATAACACGGAACCATATTTTAATGAGAAGAAACCCAGACTTGAGACTAATTATAGTTTTGATTTATGTCGTTTAGCATGTTCTATTTTTGACTTTTTGGTTGAAGATGTAGATGAAATCAAAGACATTAATTCTTGTAGCCCTATTGTTAAATTGATTGTTGATTGGTGCACAGATGATAATGGTATTAATGTTTTGTATAAGAATACTGGAGTTGAGCGCTATCCTGGATTTAAGTTGTACAAGATGATTGCACGATGCGTTCACAAACATACTCCTCAGGCACAATTAGAAAGAGCAGTATTTAAGAAGTTTATTGTGGACAAGTCCAAGTTGGGGAAAAATGACAAAGTGATGAATATTGATGATATTCCTTCTTACACATAAATGCACGGTTATGGTTTGTTTCTTTATTTTTAAAATTGAGTAATAATTTTCAATTTTAAAAACAGTAGTCGTCTTGCACTATGGGATTTCATCTACGCGTTAAACTTTTGTTGAATATTGATTCTGTAACTGGTGCGCCATTTATTTATGGTGCAAAAGATGGCGACTTAGTGCACATTCCATTTAATCCAGAAGAGCATGTTGTTCCTGAAAAATTTTGCAAGTATTTAGAGCAGCAAGGGGACCATTTTGTATTATATGTTGAACATTTTATTAATTTTAATAATTTTGTACAACAAGTTACTTGTGAAGAATTTTTAGAACATTATCCCGATTGGACTTTATACAATTTAAAGAAAGAATTTGAATGTTACAACTGGACAAAGAGTAATCATGATGAGTTTAAAGAGTTTCTTAAATGGACAACAAATACAGATAGTAGTTATTTTCTTGAATGGGTTGTTTGTTGGAGTTATTAAATTTGTTTTATATTGAGTTTGTAAAAAAATATACGTATAATATAACTTATATTTTTTATGGAAGATAATAGAAAAGTTGGATATAAAGGCAAACCTGAAAAAGAATTAGTTGAAGAAATAACTCCAAAAAAATCAGCTTTTAGATCTAAAACCAAACTACCCATGGGAATGGATAGAGTGCAATCACAGAATTCCCAATTTTTAGACCCGTTTCAATCTTCCCAAGAGGTTGCATTGGCTAATCAATATAGGGAAGAAACCTATCCAGGAGGAGCTTCAATTGGTACAGATTCTCCAGAACGTAGAAGAGTTATGTTGCATCCATTTCCAGTTCATGAGATGGTTAGAGATGAAGAGACCGGTAAGACCACCACTGTATTATTCACCCAAGAACAATTGGATAGGTTGCGACAGGAGAGAGCAGATGCTATTGTTTATTTTAAAAGAGAAATCCGCAAATTAGTAAAAAGATCTGTTCTAACAAGAAAAGGAACAAACTCATTAGAAGAATTTAAAAGACTATTAGAAATTGTTAAAGGAACGTATTTTGATAAAGATCCATCGGCAGACTATGAGTATACACCCGAAGATTTCTCTAAAAAAAGTAAATTATATCTTGAAGACCTAATTGAATTAAATGAAGAATACATAGAATTATGCAAAGAACTCTTACCAGAAGATCCCTCACAGATGGCTAGCATACAGTTTGCACAAAATAAATTAAAGCGCAATTTAGAGCAATTAATAGAACTATTATCAGAATCTGTAAAAAATGAACCTGATTCAGAGAAAATTGACGGATGGAATGAATCAATCGCTAAATACCAGGAAATGTTACGCGAGTTGGGAGAAGAAGAACCAGTATTAAAAGCAGGAGGTGGATCTGCAGAAGAAGAAGCAGATTTTGGAGGAAGAAAAAAGCCAAAGAGAAAGACTATAAAACGCAAATTGACAAAGAAATCCAAAACCCGCAAATTAAAAAACAAACGTAAAACTACTAAAAAAAAGCCCAGAAAACACTAACAATGTTATTCATCCGTAGTAAGATCAACAATAGTTGGATCCATCTTTGCAAAAGGTAGATCAATCTTTTTTTCACATCCTGGACAAGCATGACACGTACTTTCAAGAGCAAACCCAATAACAGGATCCCACCAACATGATTGGCACACTTTATGGCCGCGATTTAAATACTTTATAAAACAACTTAAAGGAATGAGTGGATCAGTTGTGGCTTTATTGCATATGCAGCAGCAATGCGGCATTTTTTATTATACTATAATCTAGTTATTTTAACCTGTTTATAGTATCATTTTTTTTATAAATCTTTTGCTAGCTTTTAAAAAGCAGGATCGCCCGTAAACACTGCTGGAGCTGTTGTTCCCACCTCGGCATCTTGAATCATAGGCTTCAATTGATCAAGAATAAAATTTCCAAAGATCACGCTAAAGTAGACCAATAAGGAATCGCGAATCAAAAGCTTTAATGGCTTGCTCTCCTTTTCAACAAAGCGCATCTCAATAAACTTGACGATAAAATAAACGGCTGAGATAAAGCCTGCTACAAAAAATACATTTTCCATTACATTATACTATTAGTTTCTTCTTAATAGTATAACGCACAAAGCACAAAGATTTAACTTTTAGGCATGGATTTATGCTAAAACCTCAATATCATCTATAAGCAAATCTGGCAACAACTCTAACCTGGGGGGGTCAATAACATGAACATCTAAACTGCTTAATGGAGCATCTTCCTCCAAAATTCTTAACCTTGGATTTTCATCTTCCTCGTCAGTCTCCAACTTGCGCTGAATGTTTCTCAATTCGCTAATCTCATTTAACCTTTCAATATCCTTAGGAGCCTCCACAAATTCCTCATTGTTATTTGAATCGCGAACCATGTCCACATTGTTAAATGACAAGGATTGTCCTGGTTCTTGGTTGTAAGAGGAACCAAGTTCCTTAGTAAGACCGCTTTGTTGATCAATCAATCTCTCAGTTTCTTCTAGAGCGGGATTTGGAATAGTAACGGGCTCTTGAATAATCTGCTCCTTAACATCCTCAATTACTTCTTCCTCTACAGACTCATCCAAATAAGCCCGTAAAATACCTTCAATGGGGATCGTCTCGCGCACAGTATTTAAAATGCACTCTTGAATAATTAATTCCATCTCCCTATTGTGCTTTTGGATTTGCAAAGGTGAAATACCTAGCTCAAATAAATACACATTCTTGTATAGCTTTCTTGCCACATTAATGTAGATCTTGTGAATAAAATCATTCAACTTGGGAATATCAATATCAATCTTCTTTTGCTTTTGACCTGTTCTCATAGCAGTCAACAACTTTAACTGAATAATATGTACACATGTAACCAACTCTTCTAAATATACACACGCACTTTTCTCAATAATGCGTGTCTTTTCTTGCTCAATAATATTGGGATTCCACTTAGGAATCCTAGTAATAAAGTTTTGAAAGGTCATCAAATACTTGTCCATTTCGTCATTGTCACGGCACAATTTGACTGCTTCTTCAAAAATAGATCTAAAGCCTTCAACTACAAGTGGTGTTAAAATGGTCAGCAAACGAGCACCCCATTCATTTTTTGACTCATGCAAACTTGACACGTTAAAGTCATCCATTTACATAAATGAAATATTTTCTAAACTACTATTTAAACTTATAAATACAAAATTCAAGATAAATAACATTATCAATTTTTCATTTCTAAATTCCTTGCGCACCTTGTTAAAGGCTATGAGCAATTCATATTTTTTCTCCTCTGTAATTTTAAAAAAATTGTCACTTTCCTCCATGATTTGAATTAGGTCAAGCGCGTTATATCCTTTTTCGTAAAGTTGTACTGATAATGTTAACAGCGTAGGTGTCACACATGTCTTTGCATCTATTTTATTCAACTCTTTTTTTAATCCATCTATTCTCTTTTTTTTAACATCTTTCAATTTAAATGTCTCTCCAATATTGTGCTTGTAAAGATTAATTTGAGTGCCATTATATTCTGGTTCAGGTACATAGATCTCGCAGAAGCGCGACAAAATTGGTTTTAAAAGTTTGTACTTGTCTTCCACAATTATGAAAAATCTTGTAGTATGGCTAAAAAGTTCAATACATCTTCTTAAAGCTGATTGGGCATCCATTGTCAGTTTATCGGCATTTAACAGCACAATGCTTTTAAAAATGTCGCCCCCATTAGAATTAATATTAGTCTTTGCAAAGAATTTCAACTCTTCTCTAATAAATTTTATTCCTTTTCCATGCGCACAATTCACATGCATTACAAAGGATTTTATTTTTTCACGATTATTATCGTATATCATATTAATAAACTCATTTACAATAGTTCTTTTTCCAGAACCACTATTGCCATGAAAAATAATATGAGGTATTTTGTGCATCTCGTAAAAATATTTTAGTTTTTCTTTTATCTTTAAATGAATTGGCAACATTTTATATAGATTATCTATTATTACCAACGTATTTTTATATTCAAATAGAACGTATAATATTTTTATAGAGAGCTGCTGCAAAAGAATAAATGGCCAATGTGGTTTAAAGAAATACCCATTTGCCTACATGATGTAGGAGAAATCTAAAAATAATTTTTAAAAACTCTTCCTACATTGTCTAGGTAAATGCAAGGTTTTTTGAAATTCCAAAACTAATTTCGCCAAAGGGATTTTGGACATTTATTTTTGTCCATTTTCGAAAAGTTATTTTACTTTTCAGGTTTTTTGCAAAAAAATGAGATGTGAACATAATGCTCTAATTTTTATTTTTCTATTAAAAATTTTGTGATTGAAAAATTTTTTTTTAAAAATTATTTTTTTAAAAAACCATTTAGCTACTTTTTCTGTTGTTAATATATGACAACAATTGACAACTTTTTTGTAGAAAAAAGTAGCAATATATTTTGTTGCAAACCTTGTGACTATACAACCATAAGGAAATGTAATATGGATAAACATTTGTTGACTGCAAAACATATAAAAACAACGAAAAACAACGATTTTTGCTACAATGTAGCAGCAAAAATTTATTCATGTGAAAATTGTGATAAAGAATACAAGGATCGTGCTGGATTATGGAGACACAAAAAGAAATGCATGCAATCTCTAGAAAAAGAAAAAGAAAAAGAAAAAGACCAATTCGAAAATTTACCATTAAACCAATCAATGATGGTTGAAATTATTAAACAAAACCAATCCATTGTGATGGAAAACAAAGAATTCAAGGAACTCATCATCGAACAGAATAAGCAATTGCTAGAATTTGCCAAGAAACCTTCTAGCATAACAAATATTAATAATAGTAAAAACACCATGAATAATAGCTTCAACCTAAATCTATTCTTGAATGAAACTTGTAAAGATGCAATGAATTTAACTGATTTTGTAGACTCATTGCAATTGACATTGAAAGATTTGGAAAATACGGGTAAATTGGGTTATGAAGAAAGCATATCACAAATTTTTATAAAGGGATTAAAACAGCTGGAGTTCAGCAAAAGACCCATTCATTGTACAGATACAAAACGTGAAAAATTGTATGTAAGAGACAAGGATGTTTGGGAAAAGGATCAAGAAAAAGAACGTGTTAGAAAAGCGGTAAGGAAGATTGCCAATAAGAATGTCAATCAAATTGTAAATTGGATAGAAGCCAACCCAGATTCGCAAAACTATGATTCTAAGAAGAATGATCAATACTTGAACATTGTTCTTAAATCCACCGGTGGAAGTACCAAGGAAGAAGAAGAAAAACGTATTAATAAGGTTATTTCATCAATTGCCAAACACGTGGAAATTGATAAAAATATTTGCACAGATGATTAAAACATATTGCAATATGTAGATTTTCATCTTCAAATATGTAAAATATAATATATGGTAAACATATCAAGTTAATTTTGTTCTTTATCCAAGTCTAAAGTAGATTGTATATCATTATCTTCAAAAATATACAACCACAATTTTTCTAAAATGTATCCATTTTCACCTCCTTGAGGATTAAAACTAGTTAGTTCTTTTATTAATTCTTGATAAATTTTTACATCATGTTTTTTAATTTTATTATCTGTTACTGAAAACAGCCCACATAATACAAGTCTTATAACATTAACATTTTTTATAACTTCATAACTACTTCTTTGTAAAAAATTTTCAACTAGTGATTTAGAATTTGGAAATAACTTTTTATATTTGTAATTTAACTCTTTAACTCCATTATCAAAATAATTAAAATATTCCATATTTTGATTCATTAAAAATATGCAATAGTTTAATCCATAATCTGTAGTTTTTTTATAATTATTTGCATACCATTTTGAAGGACAATTTGGTAAATAAGTTGCCCCTAATGGCTGGACATCTAAATTTTTTTCATAGTTATCAATACCAAATAAAATAGTTTTATTGTGTATAAATGGACTTCCTTGTACAAAAATTGTTCTTGAATTTAAATTTTCATAATTTTCAATAATATGATGTAAATAGGTGTGTCCTTCTCTACCAATATTTTCAAGATTTATTACATTTTGAAAAGGAAAACCTGCATTATAACCGGTTATTAAAGGGCCTTTATTATAAATTATAGCAATGTCATTATATGCTAAAACCCAATCAATATTCTCTTTATATCTTGCAACTACCAAACATACTTCTTTTAGGTTGAATTTTTCTCCGGCATAATTTATTTTATAAATGTCATCTTTTATTTTTGCAATAGTCCACTTGGTATATTTATTTTTAGATGTATATAAAAATACTTGACCATTTTGATTTGGACACCCCAAATATTGTGTGCCATTATATCTTTTAAAACAATTTTTAATATAAAAAATTTCATCATTGTATTCATCTTTTTCTAAAATCCAATTTTGTAATTCCATATTATCATCTCTTAAAGAAAAATTAACATAATTTTCTTTTTTTAAACAAGATAAATACATTTTATCTAAATTTTTAATTGTTATTGGAATATTAACTTCAAATTTTTTTATTATAAAGCATTCAGTATTAATATTATTAAAAAACCTTTTCATGTAATTTATCTAAATATTATTTATTTTTAATAATTATACTATGTTAATAATTATTAAATAGAGTTTTTAAACAGAGTTTGTTAAACTATGAGTATAGGGATTTGCGCGAAATGCATTCAAAATATCTGGTTCAATCCGCTCGCATCCAATGCATTGATTATAGTACTGAGGCACATTTATTTTACCATATGTCTCCTTATTAGGTCCAATTGGAGTTGTTGCAGCTGGAGCCCACATTCTATTATTATTACGATCCGCGTCAACCTTTGCAATTGAAATATTTGTATTCTGGTTGAAAATCTGCGTGTTTCCGTGATTTGTGCGCGCAACAGACAACTTCTCCTTGGTCTGGTTTGTCGTGGCAATGTAAGCTGAATCATATGAAGTATATCCATGACGAGTAGCACCTCCACCAACCGTTCCCATATAATCGGTACAAGTTGTCGTATCTCTTTGATTTTCAATTGCTTGCTGTTCGCTAACGGTATAGGCTCCGTCTTTTTGGTTGCCAATGTATGCATTTGGTTGATAAAGAGTTGTCTCTTTAATTGTTGTATTGGGAGTATCGTAAGGATTTAATGCATAGTTTGCAGGAACGCTACTCTCCATATTACCATACACGCGAATATTAGATACATATTCTTCCTTTCTAGAAGGTTTTAATACGTCCATTAAAGGGGCAATAACCGCACCAATAGCAGAGCTAAACCCACTGCGAATAGTTGCGGGTTGCTCATTGCATGAACGATTATTTACATAATTAGTGTGACTTTTTAACGTCTTTTCATTTTGAATTGCATTAGGACCGCGACCAACAGCAGCAGAATGCGCTACATCATTTACCTCTAAAACTGGACGCTTGGGTTCTTGCATTTTTCCAGGAATGTAGCTTGCTGTTTTTTGAGCAGATGAAGCAACACCATGATAATGTTGAGTAACATCATTTCTGTGACTTGTTTTAACAATCTCCTCTGCTACAAGACGATTACCCTTTTCCAAACCAGTCGTGGTTAACCAACGATCCTGGGTGTTAAGGAAGAAGGTATCGGGGGTATACTTTTCAACTCGCCCTAAAATACCAAGATTCTTAACATTTGATTCTGCTGGACCCTCGTGGTTAATTAAAGAGAATTCTTGCTTTGGGTTTGTAGCTACGCGCAACTCATCCACAGTCTTGGGCAACCACTTGTCGCGCGCCTCCATACCAGAATTGTAACCAGCGCTGCCTTTGGAACCATACCCTTGGTCTAATCCAGGACCAACATACTCAGATTCAAAAGGTTTCACATTGTTGTTTGCCATGCCAGGATTCACTCGCGATTGATAGAAATCACTCATATTGGGAGTTCCGTAAGCCCATTGTACATTGTCTTGTGGCTTAAATAAAGGCGCCTGTTCAATTTTTTTAATAACTTGTGATCCAGTACCAACCATATTATCCAAAACACTTTGAGCAATGTTATTATTGTAAATTTGGCCGCGAATTTTAGCTCCATAAAATGGTACCATGTTATTATGCTTAAATTCCTGGGAATCCAAATAATTTCCAGATAAAGAATACATCTGTTGAGGAGTGTTTCCAACCTTTACACCGGCATTTGATTGAGATTCATAAAAATTTTGATCAAAATATTTGTCAGTTGCTGAATTAGGGTTTACAAACTCTTGTACAGTATCTATTAATTCTTTATCATTCATGATTGGATAATTCTCTGGAGGAATATTTGTGTTAGGAAGATAGTTTTGGTTTTGACGTAAATTTGAAAATCCTTCTGTTAAATTACCATTTTTTATTGTCTTTTGGACAGGTTTATTTTTACATTGTTTTGAATTTTGGTTGGATGCTACATACATCCCACCCAAGGCTATTAAAGGTATCGCTAATTCCATTACTTATATTATATAAAGTATTTTATTTTTATATAGAATACTTTACATTTTGTTTTTATATTTTGGTTTATATGTTTTGTATGTTTTCTTTTGAATTTTTATTTTTAAATTACACACTTCTTGAAGACGGAACAACATTTTCACATGAATTTGATTGACTGCATGTATTTGGACCACCAACATAGCTTCCGCGTTCTGGATTAACGGGGTAGGGAAGAAGAGGACCATTCGCCATTGCATTCCGGCAATCGCTACCTTCTCTTACAAAATTATCTTTTTCTAAAATACGGGTGCTTAAATTATTTTGAAAAGGCATGCAAACATTTGCCTGTGGATCTAATGGTAATGTACACCAATTGGATTGCTCCAAATCTCTTACTGTCCATGCGGGCATAATTGCGCGAGACTGTTCAGTTGTAAGTGAATTACAAACAGGATACTGAATTGGTCTTGTGTCCACATTTCTATTTGCATATTCATCTTTTCCTAAACAATCACGGCTTAGCCTGCGATCTATTCCAAATAATGAGCTCTCCAAGGTTATAGAATTTGTCCACAAATTACCTCCCCATTTTTGAACAATGATTGACGGGTCTTGCATATAACATGGCTTATCTCCATTTCCAGGAACATTTAATATAAAGCGTCCAGGTCCAGTCATTATCTGGTTTTGTTTAATAATTCTGCATGGATCATCGTGAATTCTTGTAAAAGACATTGTATTATATTTATTGGATATTTTTTTTAAATCCATCCAACAACTTATACAATTTACAACTATACAATAAATATTTAGCTAAAATTGAAACAAAATATCTATTAACTAATCTTGTAAAACAGTATTAGACGCATTGCAATTTGGTTATACAATAAAATTATCAATATCTTCAAAACGATGATACGAGTTGTATGCTTTGTATCAATAATTTTAAATACAAATGCATTTAACCTTAGAAATTTTGGAAATGATTTGTTCTCTGTTAAAAACGCTCTTGCAGTAAGGGCCTTTGTTTATAGCTTGAGACAACGTCTTACAGAAGAAGTTTTTGAAGAAGATAATGTTCTCTCACAGTTTGAAAAAACACAGTATTTTGATGTTATCAGTAATGCCGCTATATCTGGAAGTCATTCAAACTTGCACAATTATCATAATACAGATTTAGTTCACACATTGGTCCAGGATTTTATGTATGTTTCACTATTTATATTGCTATCGTGTCGTATATTTAAAAATCTAGATGTTGAAAATGCTAATGCTGATGCAGAAATAAAGTGTCCATTAACTTGTATTAATAAAAATGAGAATGAAGATGATTCTAAAAAAATTGCACCTCAGTTGTTCCCTCCAAAACTAAAACAGTTTGACATTTATTATGATGCACAACGCCTCGCAAGAATGTTCCTCCTTGTATTTTATATTATATTTACCAAAAATGTTCAAAGTGTCACATAAACAAAATTAACAAACTAAACTATTCTTTGCAACATTGACTATTTATAAAATAAATATAAATTATATAAATAATAAAGTTATGAAACTACTTTATGCCCCTTTCTTAATAAATATATTCTTAATTATATTATTTGGTTTTATTTATTGGTATTTTTGTGATGAATTTAATTAGCAAGTTTGAACAAACAACAGATAAAGCCAACGTATTAGATTTTTTTTATACAAGTATAACTATTCAGGCAGGTATAGGATATCTTGGTATAGTTCCTATTTCAGTTTTAGGCAAAGTACTATTAATGCTGCAACAAATTTGCATGATATCATCCAATATTATTATCATTTATTTGGTTCATTTGCATTTTTTTGTCTTGTAAACCTTAGGAAAGTATAAACATTAATTTTTACACAATAATATTCCTAATAAACTTAACTTAAAAATAATGCAACTATTAAAGTATACTTTGTTGCATGGATTTAATTATTACTGAAAAAATTAGTTTATCTACTCCAACACTTTGTTTAAATATGATTGTTAAAAATGAGAGTAAAATTCTTGTAAGAATGTTTGATACTATTTCCAAGTTAATTGATTGTTATTGCATTTGTGATACTGGATCAACAGATAATACTGTTGAACTGATTGAAAATTATTTTAAAGAAAAAAATATACCTGGAAAAGTTGTATATGAACCATTTAAAAACTTTGCATATAATCGCAACTTTGCCATTAAATCTTGCATTGGTATGAGTGATTATATTTTACTTATGGATGCAGATATGAAGTTGGATATAAAAAACTTTGACAAAATATCTTTATTGCAAGCCGATTTTTTTACTATTTTGCAAGGAACAGAGGCATTTCATTATGAGAACACCAGAATAGTAAAAAATACTGGGCAATTTGAATATGTTGGGGTAACACACGAATATATAAATGTTCCACCTGGTTCAATCAAAGGAACCGTTTCAAAAAAAGGGCTTTTTATTGTTGATATTGGAGATGGAGGAGCAAAAGGAGATAAATTTGAACGAGATATTCGTTTATTAGAAGGTGGTCTAGAAGAAGAGCCAAACAATGTCCGTTATCATTTTTATTTGGCAAATACTTATCATGACACGGGACGATTTGAACAAGCAATTCAAATGTATAATAAAAGAATTGCACTTGGAGGATGGGACCAAGAAATCTGGTATAGTTATTATCGTATTGGTTCTTGTTATGAAAAAATGGGTAAAATTAAAGAGGCCGTTTATGTTTGGCTAGAAGGATACAATTTTTTTCCAGATCGTATTGAAAATATTTATGAAATTGTTAAACATTATAGAATTATAAGCAAGCATAGATTGTCAAAAATGTTTTATGATATCGCGTGTAATGTAATAAACAAAAATTTAAATAAAGATTCTTATTTATTTTTGCATAATGATGTATATACTTATAAGCTAGAATATGAATTGTCTATCATTGCTGCATATATTGGTGTTAAGAATATAAACAATCAAGTTATTACTGTTTTGAATAATTGTTATGATGAATTTGTAAATGAAAACTTGTTATCAAATATGAAGTTTTATAAATACATTTTAAATCCAAGGACGACTATTTGTTTATCCAGTGATTTTGAATATAATGTAGGATCGGTTAGTAAAAAGTTTTGGTCTTCTTCTTCCTGCATTATTCCTCACACATTTACATATGATTTTGACTCTAGTGTAAAAGATATTACTATTGATGGATACATGATGAATGTACGATATGTAAATTATTACATTTTAGATAATGGCGGTTACACAAATTATGATAATCACATTGTTTCCTTAAACAAGTGTATATTTATGACAAAAGATTTTAAGATTATTAATGAGAAAACCAAATTATTTGAGCTAGATTACAATGGACGTCTTTACATGGGAACGGAGGATGTAAAAATATTTAAGGATCCCAAAACGCAAGAGGTTAAGATGATTGGTACTGGATTTCATAGCAATGATAAAATTGGTATTGTTATTGGTGACTATGATTTAACTAAATCTACTTTGGATCCAGTTGAAATAAATCCAGAGTTTGGTAGAATGGATTGTGAAAAGAACTGGGTTTATTTAAATTACAATGATGACTTGGCTGTTATTTATAAATGGTATCCATTAACTGTTTGTAATATTAAAACAAATAAGAGAATTGGTGAACAGTTTCTTTATAAAACTTTTGAAAATGCAAAAATGCCAAAAATTTTCCAAAAGGTTCGCGGATCTACGTGTGGATTTTCTCACAAGAATGAGATCTGGTTTGTTTGCCACATTGTTTCGTATGAAGCACCCAGACATTATTACCATATGTTTGTAGTCTTGGACAAGGAGATGAATTTATTGCGTTACTCTGCTCCATTTAAATTTGGTGAATCCCCAATTGAATATTGTCTTGGTTTGCTTGTAGAGGATGATCGCGTATTAGTAACATATAGTGAATGGGATAGGACCACGCAAATTGCTGTTTATGATAAGCCCTATGTTGAAAATATCCTTTGTTACAAATAATTAACCTCTTAATAGATTTTGCATTTTATTATTTTGCAAAATATATTAAATTAACAATAATTATATTAAATGTAAAAGCTTATAATTTTTATATACATCTATTTAAATAATGAATACCTTTCCAACAATTGTTACATCTATTTATAATATTAGAAAATTGCAAGATATTGCAATTCAAAATAATAGACAACTTGATAAATACATTGAACTTGCAAATCAATTTATATTGACTCTTCCATATCCTCTCATTATATTTATTGATGATTCATTAGATCAAGAATTGCAAGAATTAGAGAAAAATATTATTCAAACCCGTTCTATTTTTCCTAATAAAACTTTTATTTATAAAGAAAAATTTGAAAATACTTTTTTTTACAAAGATTTGATTAGATTAAAAACTTTACAAAAAACGTTTGATATTATTAATTTAAACAAGGCAAAAGATTGCCCTAATTACATTATATTAAACAATAACAAATTTCATTTTATGGAAAAGGCAATAGATGTAAATTTTGCCAATAGTTCTCATTTTATTTGGATGGACTTTGGTATAAATCACGTGGCAAAAGATCCCCATATAATACACGAATGGATACTTCGTATTCCCGATAAAATTAAACAACTGTGTATCAATCCATATATTGAAGCTGGTAATAGCAAAGAAATTTTTAGGGCCATTTGGCATCACACTGCAGGGGGTATATTTTCTGGTAATATAGAAAACATGAAAGCGTATTCAAGATTATTTAAAGAAAAGGTTGAACAAATATATTCCGAGGATTGGTATCAATTGGATGAAGCAGTAATGACTGTTGTGCAACGCGAAAATCCAACTTTATTTGAGTTTTTTTACGGAGATTATGATGGCATCATTGCAAATTATGCGGAGGCCAAATATTCAATGCACATTATTTTTGCCGGGCTGCAAAAATGTTTGCAATCTAATAATACTGGATTTGCTTACAATGTGCTGCGATATTTGGATAGTTATTTTTTGAAAGAGGAGAACCAATGTACGGCATATTTTTATGAATACATTAATTACAATATTATTTGCTGTTATTACCAAAATAACGCTCTATTGCATATAAATGTAATTGATTTTATTAATAAATGTATTTTGAAAGTGGACCAAAATATGACAGCATTGCTGGAGCAAAATCGCAGTAATCTCGCATATTATAAAAATCAAGGTCTAATATTATTGTAATATGTAAATCGTATATTATTTTTTAATATATGATTTTTTATAAGTTGCATTTAGTTAGTGATGCTGATTTTCCATCAAACAATTAATAGTTTCTTGTTGTTCATTTACTATTAATGTAAGTTTGTCAACTTGTTGACTTAACTCTTGTACTGCTGTTATTAATGGTGTCAATAGATTACCGAGTGTACATTCTAATTTATTAGGATTTGATTCATATACTAGATTTAAATATTCCCATCCATTATCTTCCTGCAATTTTTTCAAGTCTTGCGCTAAAAACCCAATATTTAATTTTTTATTTTTTTTAGTTCCATCTACATTTTCATTATCATACCATTCGCGCTTATCCCATTTAAATATAACTGGTTTAAGTTTTTTTATTATATCTAAGCCTAATGTAAATTCTACTATATCTGTTTTATCTCGTTGATCTGATAACGAAGTTATACTACTGGCTTGGCATCGCAATACTTCTACGCTAGAGTTTCCTAGTGTTATTTCATTGGAGACAGTTGATGCAGAAGGAGACGCTCTAGAACCAAGACATGTTATATTTTCAGAACCTTCAGTCAAAAAACCTGATAGTGAATTATAACCAACTGCAGTATTATTATTATTACTTGTAACAGCAGAACCAGCAAGAACACCAATTGCCACATTATGCAATCCTCTTGTCATATTTTGCATTGAATATGACCCTAAATTTACATTAGTTTCACCTAAATAAGATTCATCACTCCCAACAACCCATGCATTTGCAATTGAATCCCATATTATATATTGCCCTCCAATAGTTGCATGAATTAAAGGACCCGTTGGTCCTATTTCACCAATTGGACCTGTAAAACCTGTGGGTCCAGTTAAACCTATAGGACCAGTTAAACCTATAGGTCCAGTTAAACCTATAGGACCAGTTAAACCTATAGGACCAGTTAAACCTATAGGACCAGTTAAACCTATAGGACCAGTTAAACCTATAGGACCAGTTAAACCTATAGGACCAGTTAAAC